ACAGACATCAAACATCACAAACCTTGCAGATATTTGCGCGGGTCAAGATGCAACAACCTTATCCGCCGGAACTGTGCTGTATGGTAATTTCACCAGCGTGACTCTTACGAGTGGTGCGGTGATTGCCTATAATATATAATGTCGGGATCAGGCATATCCTTAAGCCTGCAACTTGGTGGCGGAAGGGCGGCTACCTCAAGCGGTCGCCTTGCGAGTAGTGCTTCCTCCTCGTTTAGCAACGCATTCAGCCTGGTTTTTGATGGTGTCGATGATTACGTCGACACGAATGATACTTTTCAAGCAACTTACAGAAGCAACCATACGATAAGCTTTTGGCTCAACACTGGCAATTCCGCATTTGCACGATTGTTTGGGGTTTGGAAGAGTACAAATTCAAATTCACAAAATGCCTTATATTATGACGGGTCAGGGAGCATGGTCTACAGATATACCACGGACGGAGCAACCAAAACTACACTGCAAACCTCATTCTCACCAAACAACAGTTGGCAACATTATGCCAGTACCATCACACAAAGTGGGAGCAATATAGTGGCTAAAGCTTACTTAAACGGACAATATAAAGGCACGCAGACTATAACTGGCAACATGTCACAGTTTAATGCGGATGGAAATTCATTCATCGGACTCAATAATAATAAAACCGATGGATATTTTGACGGCCTAATGGATGAGGTCGCTGTTTTTCCATCGACACTTAGTGACGGAGGAGTTTCCCCAGATGATCTTGCTCAAGGAGATATTGCAACATTGTATAATAATGGAGTGCCGGGAAACATATCCTCATTCAATCCCATTGCCTGGTTCAGAATGGGAGATTTGAATGGTGGAAGCGGAGATACCATCACCAACGCCGCGCCACCGTCGAGTACGAACGGAACAAACGCTACAGTTAAAAATGGAGTGTCGGGCAACACTACACCAACTTATTCAACATCTGTGCCAACAACATGAGCAAAACCTATTGCATAATCAATTCTACAGATGTATCGAGCATCGACTTTGACCAGGTATTTGAGACCAGCGCCCAAACTCTACGCTACTCAATCGATGGCTCCCAAACTGTCGTAAAGTACGAGGGCACACAACCTTCATTCTTGGCTGGAAAAACAGAATACACGCATCCAGAGATACTTACCATTCTTGCAGGGCCAGAATGGACTAGCGACGAAGAATAATGGCAACGGAAGTGGGAGAGGATACGCAAATAAAAGCAAACCTAGCTTTTATGGCAAAGACGGTGAGCGCTGTTGTCATAGCCACTTATTCCTATGTTACAATTAAATCAGATATCGATGAGATACGAAATGACAATATTCGGATTCATCACGAGGTTGATATGAACAGCGAATTCAGAGTAAAGTGGCCAAGGGGAGAACTTGGTGCATTGCCTGATGACGCTGAACAAAACATGAGACTTTCCTTTTTGGAGAGTCAAATGAGCAAGCATAATGACATGCTGGATAAAATTCGATATTCCGGAAGTGATTAACGATATGGAAATATCTCATTACATGTTCGCTGGTGTCGGAGTTGCACTCTCAATCCTAGGTTTTTTTATCAAACGGAATAAATGGGAACTCGAAAAGATGAATGAGCGACTTAGACAATTGGAAATATCAAGCGCCGAACAAAGCAAGGATTTGTCGCATCTGACCAAACTTGCCGAGGATCGGCGCGAAGACGTTAAGAATCTTTTCATTAGAATGGAGGGCAAATGAAATGTTTGAACTACTTACGCTCTTTCTTACGGGTGGTGGGTCTGCCGCAATGGGTAGCATACTCAAGGGCGTGTTTGGTGCGATTACTGATTCGCGTCAGCAAAAATATGAAATGGAAATGGCGAGGGAATGTCGTAACAATGAATTCGCTCTTAAATTCCAGGAAGCGCTCAATAGTGGTCCTGGTGGAGCTTTTACTCGTGCTACTCGTCGCATGCTTGCTCTTATCGGCATGTTCACACTCTCGTTCATTACCTGCATCACCACGATATACCCAAGCGTTCCACTCATCAGCATCACAAATATTACAGGAGAAGGGAAAAAAGAATTTCTTTTCGGACTCATCAGTTTTCCAGCAGAGCAAGCCCCTCTGGTTGTCACAACCGGACACATTGCCCTCTTCGAAGCGACCGTTGTGTTGCCGCTGATCATTGGATTTTACTTCACACCTGGAGGACGTCGCTGATGTTTGATCGGGCATCTTTCGTAGGGATGGGCGGAACACTCGCCACCTTTGGATTGTCTGCACTCGATACGGTTGTGGGTATTGCAGTCGGATTGGTGACTCTGGCATATATGAGTCTGAAACTTTATCAGGAGTTAAGGAAGAAGAAATAATGCCACGCTACACACCAAATGGTCCGCTCGATGATCCTATTCTGGTTGATGGAGATCGTGGATTTCGTGGTATTGATTCTTATCTTGAACCTACCACTTTGCAGGCTGGATTCGTTGAGACTAGTGAGAATATGCGACTTGATGGGGATCTCGCAAAAGTACGCGGAGGAATTGAGTTCAAGTCGGGAGCGGTAACCTTGACTTATTCGGCAGGCACAGAGGAGGTATTTGCCACATCTTTATTCTCAGACGCGGCAACGGGAAATGAATACATTGCCTGCGCAACTAAGGACAAAGTAATTCTTTGGAATGATAGTAACAACACGGGTATTAACGTAGAATACACAGGTTCCGAAGTAGTTGCCGCCGCAGATGGCGCATCTTTTTGTCAGGCGTTGGAAAAATTAATTCTATTCAGAGGTACGGGGAAAGATCCATTGGAATGGGATGGTTCATTCACGGACACGAATAGTGACGGCACGGTGGACAGCACCTTTGATTTGAAGAATGCATCTCCAAGCGCGGGGACTATTGAATGTCCGCGGACTACTTTCGGTATATTCTTTGCGAATAGACTAATCGTTCCACAACCAAGTGATTCCGCATACACAGTAATCATGTCGCAATTGCTCAATACAGACGAATTTTCTGAAGCTGATTCACAATTCCGAATCAATCGAGGGACTGCGGATCGTTTGATCGGATTTACTCCTTACCTGGAAAATCAGTTACTCGTATTTTTCCGCAACAGCATCCATCTCATCAATAATGTCGCAGTCACCTCTGCCGCCGCAGTCTTTGAAATTACCCGTCAACGCGGATGTGTGGCCCGTAAGAGCATAGCCGCAAGTGGACCACAAATTTACTTCTTGTCCGACGATGGAGTATTTACCCTTCAGCAAGGTTTGGACCCAGCGAAGGGCTTGGGTGTGGCAATCAGTAAGGTAAGTGGCGAAGCAATTCCACTTACACGACCGATTCAAGATCAATTCAAAGACGTCAACTTTGCCGCCGCTGAGAAAGCATGTGGTATCGTATTCGACAATAAATATTTCTTGGCAGTAGCCACGGGTTCCTCGACTGATAATAATAAAGTTTTAGTTTACGACATCCTTAACGAAGCCTGGGTCTCCGTTGATTCCTTTCCATCCGGTTTCGTTATAGATGATTTTGTCACAGTACTACATGGCAGTAATCCACAAAGGCGTAGACTCTTTGCAGTAAACGACAAGGGATGGCATCTATTGGACGAAGCCGCTACTGATATCACGGGAACAATTGGTAATGCAAGTACTACCTCTACTGCAATCAGCGCAAAGTTAAAAACCCGTTCCTTCACTTTCAACAACCTTGACGTCAAGAGATGGCAACGCGGACAAGTCGGAGTCAACACCGAGGCATCTGATGCGTTCACCGTGAAGGTCAACACCATCGATCCTGACACAACAAGCACTGTCTTGTCGCACACTGCTTCGGGGACCGAAGAAGCGTTATTGCGGTTCGGAACGGGTAGGGTGCGTGGCTACGGGGCAAACGTAGAAATTAACATTACTGCGGGGAGACCGAGCTTCAGACACGTTAGCTTGGAAGCGATTGGAAATGGACTCAACGCCAGGAGGGAAGTTGCATAATGGCAATATCTGCGTCAGTTAGTAGAGGTTTTACATTTGCCACGGGAGTTGAACTGGATTCTGCCTCACTAAATCAACTAGGTGAACCAACAGTCACCGTAGCCACACCCATTGCGGTGAGTAACGGAGGTACGGGATCAACGAGCGCAAGCGATGCGAGAACTGCGCTTGGACTTGGTACGGCATCGACTCAAGCAACTTCTGCATTCTTACAACCGAGTAATAATTTAAGCGACGTGAGTTCCGCATCGACTTCGCGTTCGAATCTTGGACTTGGTACAATTGCCACGCAAGGAAGTGGTTCGGTGGCGATAACAGGCGGAACCATGAGCGGAACACTTATAACGCTCAAAACCTATGACGTTGCAGGCGTACCATCCGCAAGTCCTGCGGGGCAGATAATCTTTGTAACGGATGGGAACGCTGGTGCGGCCACGGTTGCAGTGAGTGATGGATCAAATTGGAAAGTGGTTGCTTTGGGGGCGAATATTAGCACATGAATATTTTGGCGAGAGTTAAGGAGTTTTACGACCAAACGGGTGGAGATATGTTTTCTGATGTATCCGCTTACGCATCCAAGGGATATGTCTTTATTACGCCACAAACCTTTTTGCTAGGTAAAGCGGTGAGGAGTGACTCCGAAATTCATCCTGATGATCAATGGATGGTTAGTGGTCCCGATGCTTGGTATGTCCGCACAGCAATCGGTGACAATGCAATATCTGAATTTATTGACCGTATACCTTACCCACTTCCTTTTGTTGGTTGGATGCGGCAACTCAAGAAAAAACCAATCAAGTGGTACGATTTCTATAGAATTATAAGGAGGAAATAAAAATGGGTGGTTCACCTGATATAAATATTCCGAGTTCTCCGACCTACGGCGAGGGTATGCGGGAAGCACTAGAGGCACAAGTTGCTTTGTTGACAGGAACCAAGGTAGGGGAAGACGCTGATTTCAGACAGTTTCCCGGTGGCTTGGAAGCGCTTGTGCGACAATACGAAGCCCCACTCAGACAGACCACCGCACAAATCGACACCGATGTTCTACGGCAGACTTTGCTGGGTAGGGAGCAAAAGGTTGAGCGTGTGGAAGATCCCGAAACGGGTGAGGTGAGGTATGGTATACCCGGTGCGCAAGTTGTCACGGGTGAGGATGGACAACCGCAGACTGCGGGTGACGGTAGGTATCAGATTGTCAATATCGGAGCTGGACGCGAACTTGTGCCGGGAGAAAGAAAGATTGCGGGAAGGATTGGAGGAAGCGCCGCCGTACCAGGTCAGGCACCAACGTATCAAATTCTTGATACAGAATCAGGAGCGTTTGTTGGTGAACCAGTAGGAGGTGAGGCGATTACTGAGGATATATTTGGTAATGCCACTACAACTTTTGAATCAGAACAAGAGCGTGTTTTAGCGGAGATTTCCAAACAATTTACCGTCCTCCAAAACACAATTGATGCGGGTGAAGAAGTCAGAACAGAGTTTGAATTCACTAACCCCAACATACCCGCAGACCCGTCTAAAGCTGGACAAACGGGGTACGACTCGGAAGGACGCACTTTACTTAAGGAAGGTGACGTGGTCCGCCAAGGAGACGGAATGCTCGATTTGCTTGGGGACACCCGTAAAATTCAAGGGCGGAGATTGGATTTCAAGCAGTATGTTTTGGATAATGAAGATATTCGTCAGCAATTCCTACAGGACAAATTTGACGGTGTAATTGATGACAACGAAACCATGGCGGAATATGGTCGTAGACACTACGAGACCCAAGAGGTTGGCAAAGCGGAATTGCCACAGGGTCGCATTCCTCCAAAAGAACTTTTTGGAGATTTGGATCGTCGGGCAGGCTCTT